TGTGGGAGATTTATCTCAGTGCAATCCACTTAAGGATATGATCTTAAATCCTACATCTAAAGACATCTATGCAGTAGAAACAGATCTTATAGATGATAAAGGTACAACAGGTTTATCAGGTTTATTTATTCCTGAGCAATGGTCAATGCCACCGCATATTGACCGGTATGGTAATTCACTTGTAGAAGAAGCATCAGTAGCATTAGAAGAACAGTTTAAACAGTGGAAAGATGAGTTATCACCAGAAGACTACCAGCTTCGTATATCTCAGCATCCAAGAAATATTAAAGAAGCTTTTGCTTATAGAACTGTATCTGTATTCCCTCCACATCTTCTTGCTGCACAAGAAAGAAGAATAGAAGAAAAAGAATATGGATACGAATATCTAGATATATCTGCTGATATAGATGGGAAACCAGTAGTTACCAAAAGTAATAAAAGACCAATCATGAAATTTCCAATAAACAAAAAGACTGAAGATAAAGCAGGATGTCTTGTTGTATGGGAAAGACCAATTGCAAATCCTGAATTTAGAACATACTATGCATCTGTTGACCCCGTAGGTGAAGGTAAAACTACAACATCTGAATCTCTTTGTTCTATTTATATAATGAAAGCTCCTGTACAAGTAACTAAACATACCGGCTCAGAGACTGAAACCTATATAGAACAAGGTAAAATTGTAGCAGCTTGGTGTGGTAGATATGATGATATAAANNTGAATGGTATAATGCATGGACTCTTGTAGAAAACAACATATCCTTGTTTATTCAGTATATGATTCAAAGAAGAAAGCAAAGATATCTTGTACCTAAGAGTCAAATTATGTTCTTAAAAGATTTAGGGTCTAATAATAATGTATTCCAGGAATATGGATGGAAGAATACAGGAACTCTTTTCAAAGCACATCTTCTTAGTTATGCTATAGAATATACTAAAGAAGAATTAGATCAAGAACTTAAACCAGATGGAACAGTAGTAAGAACTAGATATGGAATAGAAAGAGTTCCTGACCCCATGTTAATAAAAGAAATGAGGGAATATGCAGATGGAGTTAACGTGGATAGACTAGTTTCATTTGCTGCACTTGTTGCATTTATGAGGATTCAAGAATCAAATATTGGTTATTCTAAAAGAACAATTATGGATGATACGGCCAAAAACTTGCAAAAGTCAGAAAATTTGTTTAAATTAAATAAGAGCCCGTTCAGACATATGGGTGGGAAGGGTATGACAAATACAATGAGTGGGTTTAAGAAATCTGCATTTAAAAATATTAAATAAGAGTTATGCAAATATACAACGCATTACAGGCTAAGAAAGGTGCTAAAACTGAACAAAATAGGTTAGGTAGTATAACTCAACCATTACAGTTTTTACCTAAGAAAGACAAGACAGAAGAATGGGCTGCTTGGAATCTTGATTGGTTGGAATGGCAGGGATTAAAACAGATTCGTAGAAATGCTAGAAGATTAATGAAAAATTATAAACTAGCAAAAGGTGTAATTGATAGATCTGATTATATTGTTGAAGAAGATAATGAATACAAAGATATTGTAGAACTTCTTACTAAAGAAGATGTCTCAGCATTGGAACTTAAGTTTTATCCAATTATTCCTAATGTAATTAATGTTCTAGTAGCTGAATTTGCAAAAAGATCTACTAAACTAACTTATCGTGCTATTGATGACTTCTCATATAATGAGATGATGGAACAAAAAAGAGGTATGGTAGAACAAACATTGATGGCAGATGCTGCAACCAAGATGTTAGCAGCAATGTTAGAACAAGGTTTGGATCCTAATTCTGAAGAAGCAAAACAACAATTACAACCTGAAAACTTAAAGTCATTACCAGAAATAGAACAGTTCTTTAAGAAAGATTATCGTTCTATGGTAGAACAATGGGCTGAACATCAACATAAAGTAGATGTAGAAAGATTTAGAATGGATGAATTAGAAGAAAGAGCTTTTAGAGATTCACTTATAACAGATAGAGAATTTTGGCATTTTCGTATGATGGAAGATGACTATGAAGTAGAACTTTGGAATCCTGTACTTACATTCTATCATAAATCTCCTGATATAAGATATACATCTCAAGGTAATTGGGTAGGTAAAACTGATATGTTTACAGTTTCAGATGTTATAGATAAATTTGGACATGTTCTTACAGAAGAACAACATAGAGCTCTTGAATCAGTTTATCCTATCAGATCAGCAGGATATAACATAGGTGGTCTTCAAAATGATGGTTCTTTTTATGACGGAACAAGATCACATGATTGGAATACAAATATGCCTTCTCTTGCATATAGGCAATATACATCATTTATGGCAGGAAATGTATTAGATGGTGCAGATGTCGTTACACAAATACTTTCACAGGGAGAAGATTATTATGATCAAGGTACAGCTTATTTACTTAGAGTAACTCAAGCATATTGGAAATCACAAAGAAAAGTTGGACATCTAGTTAAAATAACAGAAGAAGGAGAAGTTACTAATGATATAGTAACCGAAGATTATAAAATTACAGACAAACCCATTTATGATACTAGACTCTTTAAAAATAAAACAAAAGATAATCTTCTTTTTGGAGAACACATAGATTGGATTTGGATTAATCATGTTTGGGGTGGTGTAAAAATTGGACCTAACAGACCTACATTCTATGGTAATACTGATAAAATGAATTTCTCTCCAATATATTTAAATGTTGGACCTACAAAATTTCAGTTTAAAGGAGATTTTACATTATATGGTTCTAAACTTCCTATTGAAGGAGCAGTATTCTCTGATAGAAATACTAAGTCTACTGCACTTATTGACTTAATGAAACCATACCAGATTGGATATAACATTGTCAATAATCAGATTGCTGATATACTAGTAGATGAACTTGGTACTATTATCATGCTTGATCAAAACTCTTTACCTAGACATTCATTAGGAGAAGATTGGGGTAAAGGAAACTTGGCTAAAGCATATGTAGCAATGAAGAATTTTCAGATGTTACCATTAGACACTTCTATTACAAATACAGAGAATGCATTAAACTTTCAACATTTCCAAAAACTTGATCTATCTCAGACAGAAAGATTAATGTCAAGGATACAGTTAGCTAATCATTTCAAACAACAAGCTTATGAAGTTATAGGGGTAAACCCTCAAAGAATGGGCCAACAACTATCTCAACAAACTGCTACTGGTGTAGAACAAGCTGTGGCTGCTTCATATGCTCAAACAGAAGTATTCTTTATACAACACTGTGATTACTTAATGCCAAGGGTGCATCAGATGAGAACTGACTTAGCTCAATATTATCATTCTACAAAACCTTCTGCAAGATTAACATATTTAACTTCAGCAGATGAAAAAGTAAACTTTGAAATTAATGGAACAGATCTTTTACTTAGAGATCTTAATATTGCCATTAGTACTAATGCAAATCATAGAGCTATTTTAGAACAGTTAAAACAAATGGCTATTCAGAATAACACTACAGGAGCTTCTATATATGACTTAGGTAAAGTTGTTCAATCAGATTCAATAGCTGCACTTAATGTTGTCCTTAAAGATTCTGAACAAAAACAACAACAACAGAAGCAGCAAGAAATGCAACAGCAACAGCAAATGCAGCAAGAACAACTTCAAAAACAACAAGAAATTGAGCAAATGAAGATTGATGCAACAGCAGCTGAAAAAGAAAAAGATAGACAAAGAGATATCTTAGTTGCAGAAATTAGAGCTGCTGGCTACGGATCTATGGCAGATGTTGATCAAAATCAAATGTCTGACTATAGAGATGCTATGAAAGAAATTAGAGAAACAGAACAATATCAAGAACAAACTGGACTTCAAAGAGAAAAAGAAGTAAATAGAATGACAATTGAAAATCAAAAAAATCAATTAGAAAGAGAAAGACTTCAGACTGAAAGAGAAATTGCAGAGAAACAATTACAAATTGCACAAGAAAATAAAAACAAATATGATGTGAACCCAAAGAAAGAAAAGTAGTTTAGCTATATATTACAATTTTTCTTTTTTTCTTTTTAAATTTTTGAAGTTTATTTAGTATATTAAATTATAACATAAAACCAACAAGATGAGTGAAAATGCTAAAAATCCTGTTAATCAGGTGGATGATTCTACAACGGTAGAACAGGTAGATGTAAATATTGATGAGATCTTTGGAATGCCGGGAGCAGATAGTATTATGCTTCCAGCTGATGTAGAAAAACCAAAATCTGTATTCTCTAAAGAAGAGGATGTAGATACATCGTTCTTTGACAAAAAATCTAATTCTAAAAAGGAAGAAGTTCAGGAAGAAGAAATTGAAAATACAATCAATGAACTTAATGAACTTATCACTCAAGAAGAAGATGCTGGTAATAAGGGAAGACCAAAAGTTGATAAATCTGGTTTATATGATTTAGCAACTAAAATGATTGAAGAAGGATCATTAGTACCTTTTGATGATGATAAACCACTAGAGGAATATACTACAAAAGATTTCCGTGAATTATTTGAAGCTAACTTTCAAGAAAGAGAGAATACTGTAAGACAGAATACTCCTAGAGAATTTTTTGAAGCATTACCAGAAGAACTTCAGTATGCTGCTAAGTATGTAGCTGATGGTGGTACAGATCTTAAAGGTTTATTTAGAACTCTTGCGCATGTAGAAGAAATCAGACAACTTGATCCTACAGATGAGTATGATCAAGCAGAGATTGCAAGACAATACTTACATGCTACAAGATTTGGTACACCAGAAGAAATTGAAGCAGAGATTGAAGATTGGGCAGATATGGGTAAACTTGAGCAGAAAGCTAACCAATTTAAACCTAAGTTAGATAAAATGCAAGAGTCTGTAATTGCACAACAACTTGCAGCACAAGAGCAAAGAAAACAACAACAAGCAGAAGCTGCAAAGATTTATACAGATAGTGTTTATAGTACTCTTTCAGTAGGTGAATTAAGTGGTGTAAAGCTTGATAGAAAAACACAAAGTTTACTTTACTCTGGATTAGTTCAACCAAACTATCCATCTATCTCTGGTAAACCTACTAACTTATTAGGACATCTTCTTGAAAAATATCAGTTTGTAGAACCAAGACATGACTTGATTGCAGAAGCACTATGGTTACTTGCAGATCCAAATGGATACAAAAACAGAGTAAGAGAACAAGGTGGTAAAGCAGCTACTGAAAAAGTAGTAAGACAATTAAAAACGGAACAGTCAAGAAAGATTACTTCATCAATGAATGATCAATATGACGAACCAACAAGAAGACCTTCTTCTAATACATCACAACCTAGAAAACTTTCTAAAGGTAGTATGTTTAGAAGATTTTAATTAGTAACAATTTAAAAACAAATAAAAAATGGCAACTCCAGTTTTAAACAATGGTATATTCCTCAGAGATACCGCTTACAATGCAAGTTCCCATGTGGATTCTTACCACTTGGTGAACATGCTTAAAGATGCTGAACCTATGGATTTAGGTCCAGT